GTTGCTTGTGCAGGGCAAAATCTGCACCAACTACCATCTTTTAAATGAAGTACATCTGAATCGCATTTCTCTATACCCTCTTTTAATCTTATACGGTATGTATTTAAGCGTGTCATCGTAGTGTACCAAGAGCGTATAGGTTCGCCCTGCCCTCTAGGCTGTACCACTGTTAATTTAACTTCAGTATCTTTCGGCACTTTTAACAATTGAGCTGCCCCCAACGCGTAAAACAAAAGCTGTTTGTTTTCGTATGGATATACCTCAATACCTTGCCCGTATTTAAAATCTATTATTTCTAAGACACCTAATGACTCACTATAAACAAAAGCATCAACAGTCCCGAACATGTCAGGGTGTATGTTTTTTAATTCTAACTTAGTTTCCACATATAGATCACCTCGTTTAGCTTTGTTCTGTACATAATCAGTGTATATTTGGACATAGCTAGCCATTTCCTCGTCAATTAGGTGGTCTGCTATAGTTTCACCTACCAATATGCTTTCTGCTAAGTTATGAGCGTCTGTACCCTCTTGAGCAAAAGCACTTTCTTTTTGTAAGGGTGCATGTTGAGATAACTTAACACTCCCTGGACAATTTAACCATCTCTCAGCCGATGAAGCTCCGTAAATTGAATGCTGCATTACTTACCTATTTTTACTAATAATTCATTATATTTAGTTTCAGGTATGTCTCTTAATTTTTTATACCCGCCTAGATCATTAAATATCTGAAGTAACTTAGCATCGCCACCTATTGTAGATAGAAAACCTGTCAGTTGCTTTTTGACTTCGTCTACACTAGGTATTTTTTCTACCTCAGACACTACCGTTTCTAATGGTATTTCCAATTGGTCGCTGCGATCAATACTATGTTGCATCTGCTCGATAGCCTCTATCCCTTGAGCTAAACAATCTGCTAATATGTCTAGCTGTTTACTTAATATTTTGTTTGTATTATCCATAATGTTACCTTTTAATTAATTAATTTTTTCTAAACTTTTAGGGTTTGCAAAAAGGTCAGTCTTCTTAGTCTTTGCAATATTAAAAGCTTTGAACCATCTATCAACACACCCCTCCATCTCTTTAGGTTTCTTTAATATGTCTCTTGCATATTCAAGGCCCCAATTCTCTTTACCCGCACCACTAACTAAAGTGTTTCGGACTTCTACTTCTACTAAACCAGTTTTTAAATAAGGGTCGTATACCCATTTAAGCTCAATAAAATAATGCTCAGGAAAATAACTCCTAAATATCCGTGTAAGTTCAGGCATTTCTCTATATTCAATATCCATTTTAATCTATTATTTCTTTAATTACTTTTTCTTTTTTTTCTATAGCGGATAGCATTTGCTCGTCAAGGCTACCTTCAACCACTAAAAACCTAGCGGTAACATTATTAGTCTGCCCTATCCTATGGCAACGATCCATAGCTTGGTTTATTTCACCTGGAACCCAACTAATCTCTACAAAAACTACATTACTAGCTGAGGTTAAAGTTATACCAGTACCCGCAGCCTGTATCTGCCCTATGAAAACTCTTGTTTCGTGGTCTTCTTGAAAAGAATCTACCGCGGTTTGTCTATGTTTCATACCATGTTTACCAGTAAAAATAACTGGGTTATAATCAGTCAACTCCGTGTATAAAGTTTTTAATACTTCGGTATGGTGGGCGAACACTACTACTTTTTGCGTGTTATTCAGCAAATCTTTTATGTACTTAACTGATTCCTTAATTTTAGCCAAAGCTAAAGCCTTCCTCATTTGAGCTATCTCTCCTAACTGCGCAAACGGAGCCGCGGATTCTACATCCCCAAAATGAAAAGTACCTTGCTTTGTCATTATCTTTTTAGTCTTAGTACATTGAGCCAAAGGTATTATTTGTTTTGTCCTGTCTGGCAACTGATGCAGCACCTGTTTTTTTAAACGCCTTACTAAGCAAGACGAACGCATTCTCAAAGCTAACTCTTTAACATTAGAATTACCCGATACATCTAGCCCCCAGGGTGAATTGTAAGCTTTGCAAAATCTATATGCAAAGTTCCTATAATTTTGATATGGCTTTAGAATATCTTCTGAGCCTAATATATTAAGTAGAGAATATAGCTCTACAGGTCTGCTTAACAAGGGCGTGCCTGTTATAAATATTATTTTCGCTACCTTTTGAGCTATCTTTTTTACTTTTTTAGATCTGGCAGTCTTCGTGTTTTTTATGTAATGGGCTTCGTCGCATACTAAAACCCCAAAACTGCTCCTTTCAATATGGTCAGATATAAGTTTAGACTTTAAAATGTCGTAATTTACTATGACCACCCTCTCCTTAATATCTAATATTCTTTGGTTGCCATTCGCCACTACTGCACTTTCTATACCTGCCCATTTCTTAAACTCTCTTTGCCAGTTTATCTTTAATGACGCAGGGCATATAACTAAAACTTTAATATCTTTGGGTAACTCAGAAACATACTGTACTACCTGTAAAGTTTTACCACAGCCTGGATCATCCGCTAGTAGCACATTGCCCCTAATGTGTAATTCTTCTACCCCTCTTTTTTGATAGTCAAAAAGGCTTGGCCTAATGTCAGGGTTTTTATCTCTAGGGGTGTCTGCATAGCTAGATTCTATATTGTCCATACGCAATTTTAACTGGTCAGGTATGTCTTGTATGTTTAAAGATTTAACCGCTTCTATGACTTTATATATATCGTCAGAGTACCATTGTTTTTTTACGCTGTCCCATTTAAAACCAGCTTTCTTAACACTTGCTTTTTCGCCATAGCGACAAGTGACATAATATGTATTGTTTGGAAATTGTGTTAGCTTCATATTGTTACCGTTATAAAAAGTTACTAAAAAGGCAGAAGAGGAGAATTAGAGAACCTCTTCTGCCAGAAGTAGTAACACATAACATAATATACATGTATGTTATGTTATGTCAAATATTTTATACATTTTTTTTAAACCCCGAATATGAACTGCCTTTTTTTCTTATTGTAGCCCTAATCCAACCCATGTGCCTTAATATGTTACCTATTCTTTTTTGTTCTCTGAGTCCACAGCTCACTATATCTCTTTGAAAAATATCTTCCCATATGTCGGTAATAGTCAGTTTGTCTGTCCCATTACCATCGTTAGTTAGCCAATGTTCTATCTTGCCTTGCCAATCATCCTTGCTATATCTTTCGGTTTGAGCTTGCACTGCTAGAGCTTCTGCGTTTTTATCATCTAAATATAAAAGCTCCCCTGCTTTATAATATTGTAAGGCTTCTGCATATAGCATCTCTAAATCAGCTTTTACCAATTCAGAGTCAATAAAATGTAATTCTACTGGCCACATTCTGCGGTTGCCTGTTTCATCTTGTAAAAATCTGTCCTTGTTAGTGGTCGCCATTATGACGCATTGTCTTTCTAAATCTCTAGGCAATCTATCATAAGGTAGTCTATCCCTATCCACTCGCCTAGATAAAAAGGCTTTGACTTGGTTCGGGTCTGTTTTGTCAAACATAGTAAGCTCCGCATTTTCAACAATAAGCTTAGATCTCATTCTTAATATGACATCTTTATTATCTACGCTACCTAAATTATCAGTGTACCAATGGCTTTTTATGGCCATTGTCTCTAATAAGGTCGATTTACCAATGCCTTGTTTACCAATTAAAATTGGCAAATAATCAAATTTACATCCAGGGGAGTAAACTCTTGCCACAATAGCGGTAAATATTTTCTTACCTATTTGTTGGGTGTATTTATTATCTACCGAGCCGCAATAATCAGGGAAAAACCTTTCTAATCTTTTTTGTCCATCCCATTTATCTAAACTTTCTAGGTACTGTTTTACTGGATGGTATTCTTTTTTTAGTGATAACATCCTAGCTGCTTCTAATATCTGGGCAGTGTTAGGGTCAAACCCCGACTTATTTAACGAGGATTTTATCATTATTAGGTCATCATCATCTAACACTCTATCAAATCCTGTGTCTTCGGTTTTAACTTTGTGCCACGGGGCAGGCTCTTTCCATACTGTATCCATAGAGAAAACATTTACCGCCAGTTTGTCTTTAAACTCAGGTAGGTTATCTAGGAAAAGTTCAGTGTTTTGTGTGCCAAAGGCCGTGCGTGAGATAGCCCCAGTGTTATCTTTCCCAGATCTAACTAACCTGTCCTTCCAATCTGTAAGGCTTTTCTCTTGTTCTAGGCTTTCTTCTGCGTTTAACTTTTTATTTTCGGTTATACCATCAACCTCTGAAAAGGCATGCGTTATCGACAACGAACCGCTTCTCTCCTTTTTATATATACCTGCGTTTTTTATTGTTAAATGCAACACATCATCTTTCAAAGCAGGTTGATTATTTGTTTGGTTGTATATACTTAACATCTCTGTTATTTTATGCTTAGATAAACCTTGCTCATAGCCCATACATGCAAGTTTATAAGTGTTGTTACTTCTATTACCTGGTAAATTAACATTTTGTATGTTTAAAAGTTCAGAAAATATCTTAATGTCCGCAGGAGCGTCTTTTTTTAAAGTTTTTTTTACAGGCTCTTGAGGGGGTGAGTAAACAATACCGCCAGAATCTTTAAATAGCTGTTCCATTAAAGAGTCTGGTAAGTAATGTAAATCCTCTATCTCGCCTGCCAAAAAAGATCTTCTATATATTTTCCCATTTTCTGCGGTAGATTCAGGTATAACTACCTGTCTTTTTTTACTTTTAAACTCTATACAAGGATAATTAGCTAAACAATTAGATATAGTTTTACCAATATATTTTTCTTTAATCTTGTAATATAAATGCTTACCATTATTTGCGGTATTTACTGAGTAGGGTGGGTTAAAAACAAAATCAAGAGAATAATCTTGCTGTAATTTTAAAAGGCTAGTGAACCCTGTGTTATCACCATTATGGTTATCCACATCCACCACCACTATATTTTCAGGTATGACAAAACCTACAGATTGTATGCTATTATAAACCCCGT